GAAGGCTCCAGCATGCAGACCTAGCCCGGAACTAACTGCCTTTGCCAGGTGGAAGCGCACCGGGGAATGTCCTTCGGCTGTTCCAGATAATCGTCCGCCAAGTGTTGGGGCGGCTCAGTGGGCACGGTTCATCCGCGCTACCAAGGCGATGATCCAAACCAGACTTATCGCTGAGGGCATTGAACCGGATCCAGGACCCTCGACCGCAGACGATCCTGCAGCCCCGTCGACTAGCAGGAAATACAGCCGTGGACACGTGACTGGGTCACGGTCACCTGCTGCCAAGGCAAAAGAGAAGGGGAAGAAGCCGCAGGGGGCACTTCCCACAGCCAAAGCAAGTGGAAAATTGCGCGCTGCTATAAATCAAGTGGCCGAACAGGTCAAAGCTGAGACCGAGAAAAAGAAGGGCGAGGCAGATGCCATTGAAGAGGCACGTGTAGAGATTGAGGAAGCGACTATAAATGCCCTTGCCTCGCGACTCTCGCAGGGCGCACCGCTCATCCCCCGCGACATTTGGTTCAGATGGGACCCTGAAGCTGTGTCCCATAAGCGCGACAAGCTGCTCGGCGTGGTGGAGACGCGTATCAGGGAATGTGCATCCCTGCGCGAGGATGGGCTGCCACTTGAGGTGTTGCCACATAAAACCACTCATGCACATCTGCGGACCGTGGTACCGAGCGGCCCGGACAGCAGATGCCCTCAGGAAAGACGGGTGGAGTTGACATCGGAGACCCTGCACCTCAGTGAGTTCACAGCAATATACGATCTCTCCATTCAGGCCTATGCATTTCTCGGCCATCCGACCGGGCTGCCTGTGGAGATCCAGGTTCGTATCCCGCTCGACGCCACGGTCATTTGTCACAATGCAGGGCTTGGCGAGGGATGCAATTTTCGGCTGACCTATGATTTGGTCGACTCTCGTCTGGCTCGGCTCAAGGACGTCAATGCTGACTGTTATTCACAAAGTAAACGTCAATGGGTGTCAGCACTGATCGCAGCGACGCTTGTTGTCTTGGAAGGCGAGCCCTTTATCCCTACTGCTGAACAGTTGCTCGCCTGGCCCGCGATATATAAGGCGCTCAACGTCTGTGAACGGAAGCTGACGCGTAGCCACGAACACGCCGAGGGTTATTACCTGCAGGGCTACAACGTGGACCTGCTTGATCTTTATACCTCGCGAGAGATAGCCCAGACCTTGCGTGAGACGCCTGGGGCCGTGTTCAAATACTGCGCGGAGAAGGCTCCTAAGCCGGACCGCTGTCGCTCATGGTTCCGGATCCGTGGACTTTCTGGCGCATTTCCAACGACAGCGGACGCATGCACGATGGCCGTTGGGGCTTTCAAACGGATCACCGCTCGCACCAAGGACATCGACCCTCACGCCCAGGCTACTGCGATGCGGGTCTTCGGCTATATCGACCAGACGACTCAACCTGCCGCAGATTTCAATCCAGAGGCGGCCCTCAACTATTTTTTCACAGCAGATGGTCCGGGGACCAAGTATTGCACGGCGGATCGTGAGCAATGTGTGGGGATTGCGCACATGCTGAGTACGAGCCCGAACGATCTGTTCAATCCGGCTTCAATTTACGGGAAAATTGTGCCACTTACCGGGGCTGATTTGCTTGAGAAGATTCGCGAGTTGAAGGCATTCGTGAAATCTGAGATCTATGACGAAGATGTCAAGAAGCCACCTAGGTTCATCGTCTCTCCCAGCCCCCCCGTGCGATTCTTGCTCTACTGCTTGTTTGCTGGAGTTGAGCATGCACTACTCGAGAATCCACTCATTCGGAGGGTCAGTGTGAAAGGCCTCGACGAGGAAGAGCGTCGCAGGCACATCTCTGATGTGTTTGCCAACATGGAAGCCGCTTACTTCTTCGAAGACGACATCAGTTCCATGGAATGTCAGGTACGCGGACCCTACCTCGAGGCCGAGAACGCATTGCTGGCCAACCACACCCCGAACGCATTGCGTCAGGTGGCGCGCACAGTCGTATGCGAACTCGAAGAGTTCCGCCTGCTCCATGGTGGATACTTCCACATTGAGGCCCCACCAGCCCGCTCTAGTGGGACATACCAGACCTCTATCGGCAATACGGTGAACAATCTTGTCTGGAAGGTCTGTGCACTTGCCTCATTGGACCACGACTTCGCTGCCCTCAGTGATCCAACTGTTGTGTCGCCGCAAGAGTTCGGTGGCATCATCGAGATGGTCACGCAGAATCTCTTTGTTGAGGGGGACGATGCACTCTTTGCGTGGCCCACAGATGTCTCTGCACACGTTTGCCGGGCGTATGAGAGTCTTGGCGTGCCCAACAAACTGAAGATGGAACGGGACTGGAGCCGCCTGACTTTCTGTGGCAACAGGCTCACCGCGGTGGACGCTCCCGGGGGTGTGCGGAATTTTGTCATGCGCAATCCTCTCCACGTGCTCAACAAAATGCGTGTCTTCTGGGGCTCAAACCGGGACACAAATGTGCATGACGACCGGCTTATGGCCGCGAGGGCATGTAGCACACTGTTCTCACTAGGTGACTATCCGGTGGTCGGACCTTTCTGCCAAGCCGTCCTACGACAATGCGGTTCTGCGCTAAAAGTCGCCCAGCCCG